GTAGATTCTTGCAAACATCGTTTGCGTCTGTGACTAAGAAAAATGCCGACACGCGGTAGGGTCCATACAGAGAGCTTAGAAGACCTAGAGTTCAATGTAGCTCTACAACCTAAGCAGTTTCAGCTACTAGAAGCTGTGCGTAATGGTGTGCGGTATCCTTTTTATGGCGGCGCTAGGGGTGGGGGGAAAAGCTACGCATCACGAATCATAATGCTCATCATGCTCATGGAGAATCCTGGGTCAACAGGATTATTGATTCGTAGGACATTCAAGCAGCTCGATGGTAATCACATTCGTCCTTTGTTTAGGCAGTTTCCAAAGATCAGAAACTGGTACAACAAGAGCGAAGGCGTAATGTACTTGCCTAATGGCAGTGAGTTGATGTTCGGTCATGCAGAACACGAAGACGATGTGTTTAACTATCAGGGACAGGAGTTTGACTTCGTAGCAGTAGAAGAGGTCACACAGTTCACGGAGTTCCAGTGGCAGTACATATCGAGTTCGTGCCGAACCTCGAACAAAGCCATTAAGCCTGTGATGTGGGCTACGGGAAACCCTGGTGGTGTAGGTCATGCATGGAGCAAGAGATTGTGGATTGATCAGATGCACGAGGAAGCAGAGAACCCAAAGGACTATAAGTTTATTTCTGCCCGAGTGTTCGACAATCCAGCTCTGATGGAAGCTGACCCTAGGTACGTAGAATCACTAAAGAATATCAAAGACGAAGCATTACGTAGAGCATACTTAAATGGTGATTGGGACATATACCAAGGTCAGTTCTTTACACAGTGGAATAGGCATAAGATCTTAACGAAGAGTTTTGAGATCCCAGCATCGTGGGCATTGTATGGCGCACTAGATTACGGTGAATCAGCACCTACGAGCTTTGGGCTTTACGCAATAGATTTTGACTATAACATCTATCGTCTGATGGGATATTACCAGGGTGATCGTACAGCATCACAGCACGCAGAAGAGATAGTACAAAGGATCTCAGGGTTTCCGTATACAAATGGTCGGATGCCCATTATGATTTATTCTGATCCTAGTATGTGGGTGAAGCGTAGGCTCACGGAGCAGATGACTAAGAGTGCGGCAGATGTGTTTTCGGATTTTGAGTTGCCGATAACTCGCGCTAATAACGATCGTGTGAATGGTTGGCGTATATGTCGAGACGCACTACTCCATGAGAAGTTCTATGCATTCGAGGGTTGGAACGATGATTTCATGCGTACTGTACCTGCATTGCCTCGCGCGGATAAGAACCCCGAGGATGTAGATACTCACGCAGAAGATCATGCGGCTGATGAGTGGCGATATGGGATGGTACATATGTATCGTCATGCAGAACACAAGGATGACCCGATTATGGGTAGCGGGCAGGATATATTAGATGCACTTCCTGGGAAACCTGCACATAGTGGACGTTATCACGCTTTAAACTAATATGGCCGATATTAAATTAAATAATAAAGATCGTGAGTATTGGCGTAAGACGATTGATCGAGTGCAAAGGGTCATGGAACCTAAGCATCGGTCATGGGAGAAATTACTAGCGGCTTACGAGCTAAAGCTAGATATCCCAGGTCTCGACAAAGATGAGATCATTCATGTGTCTAGGATGTATCCATTAGTACGCCAGATCATATCGTCAGTGGCATTCCATTACCCCGAAGTGTTTGTGAATGCTAAGCCTAATATCGAACGTGTGGCAGGGGAACTCGAAGGTATCTCGCTTGTGATGGAACGCGCAGCTAATAACGCATTGGACTTAATGGATGCAAAGGCTGAGATCCATCAGGCGATGTTTGATGCGTTGTTCTGTGGTGTAGGTTGGATCAAGATGGGATATAATCCCTCTGGTGACGATTCGATGCCTCCGTATGTAACTAACGATGCATTCAAAGATGATTTTCCTTGTGTCATGCGTGTTAGGCCTTTTAATGTTTTCGTAGATCCTAAGTGTCCTCCCCAGAACCTGGGTTACGCAGAATACATAATTGAGCGTATTGAAGTACCATTCGAGATCTTGAAGAGTGACCCAAGATACAAGATTCCTCGGGATTTCACAGGATCGTCAGAGTACACATCAGCTACAGATACTGCGTTGCTAAACTATGGCGATGAGTATGATGCGGATAACGCAGACGAGCATGTGCAGGGTGCCAAAGCCGAGCGTGACATGGTGGTGTTGTATGAAGTCCACGATAGGCTGAACCGTAGACTTATTACGTTCCTAGATGGTCACGAGAACGAGATCCATGCGGAGTCTCATCCATTCATTAAGACTCGATCGATCTATGATGGCCAAGATCTCGTAGGTCTTGAAGAAGCTCCTGGGTTCATAATGTCTAAGGGGTTTCAGTATATTCCAGTGAAGTTCGACACTGTAGAAAGTTCGTTCTTTCCTGAGCCTCCTATGAAGTATGTAGAGGATCTTCAGAATATTATTGTGGAGTCCTTGAGTCGGCGTGTTGATATTCTGCGAAGATTCCCGCGTGTTGTATGGGCTAATGAAGCAGAGATTCAGCGGAATCCGAATCTTGTAGATAACGTCAGGGATGCAAAAGACGGCGATGTAATCGGACTTCATGATATCGCAAGTATCCGTGAGGCTTCCTGGGGAAACATACCTTCGGATCAGCTAGGTATCGAGAACGACGCACGAGGTTACGAAGAACAGAGTCTCCATGTAAGTGATCTTGCGGGAGGCTCAGAGGGCCGAAAGACTGCTACAGAAAGTGCACTCATAGCGTCTCAAGGTTCTCTCAACCGCCAATGGATGCAAGCAAAAGTAGCAGGTGTTTATACTACCATTGTAGGGAATCTATTTAGGATGTTCCAGGATATACGTTATATCCCCCAGACGTTTATGCTGAATGTCGCTAAAGACCCTTCAGGTGTAGAATACCGGGTACTTACCAGTGAAGATTTTAACTTTGATTTTATGTTAGATCTAGACGCTGGTTCTATGCATCCATTGGTGGAGGAATTAGAGCAGGAGAACTCGGTGCTGTTGTATGATCGCCTTGTTGGTAATCCTATGATAGACCAGACTGAAGTAACTAGGGATTTGATTAAGTCCTTTAGGAAGCGTTCGGTAGAAAGACTATTCAAGGGCGCTGATGGTGATTTGAATGCGTTGATTCAGCTAGAACTTAGCCTTATGCTTCAGGGTCAAATGGCTCCTGTCGAAGAAGGCATGGATCATATGGCTCATATGGAACAACAGAATCCTGATGTTGTTATGGGTCTACCTCAGCTCCAGCAGATGTTACCACAACAGCAACAGCAGATACTACAGATAGTGCAGCAGCATATGGCAATGCATGAGCAAATGATGCAGTCTGCTATGGCTAGCGGAGGAGCGGGGGGCGGAAGCCAGCCTTCAGTAGATGGCAGGTTATTGAATAGTCAAGAAGGTATCATAGGTCAAGTTAGATCTAATGCTCAGAAAACTCAGCAAGCAGCTACTGCCGATGTAGCAACACTGACAGGTCAAGGAGGTATGACAGGCTAATGGCTGTTAATCATGATTATTACTGTGAGTGTGGCTGCGAACTGACCGATCAAGTCGTAGCTAAGACTCCTGTGTGTAAATGCGGTAAAGATATGAAGATTCATTATGGTCGTATTACAGGAATCGTGGATTTTAACCCGCATAATCCTGGTATGTACGGCAAGTATCATCCTGGGTTTGGTGAAGTAGTAGAGAGTTATTCACACAAGCAGAGATTGCTCAAGAAGTATAATTGTATAGAAGCCGCGGATGCCGTAGGTGGATCGAAGACTCATGAGTATCCTGAAGAGTACCAAGGTCCAGATCACGGTCCCGAGGGCTACAAGCCCCGTAAGAAGAATACCGAGAACCATACAGAGTTTATTAATGGAGACGAGGATCTTAAATCACTGGAGAAGAAGCATGGATTCAGCTAAGTTTGAGGTCAGAGTTGTTGAGAAGCAGCAACGTCCGTATAAAGTGTATGATGACGCAGGGAATCTTGTGGCGTCTACACGAACTGCGGATCAGGCTGCTAAAATCATTGCTATTCGAGAGCGAATAGCTTCATAACGAGGTGATGTATGTCAGAAATGACTGATGCTCCAGAACAGGAGGAACTAGGTATAGTAGGGAATGATCTTACTGAGGACACTTCGGGTCTTCTAGAGGATTCTCCCGATGCGATGCCAGCTCAGTCTGAAGCGTCTCAAGAGTTTGATCCACATTCCGTAAATTGGTCTACTGTTCGCGAGGAAGAAGTTCCCGATGAATGGAAGCCGCAATTACGTACAATGCGTAATATATACGGTATGGTCAATAAGACTAATATGGATCTACGTGATACACAAAAGCAAATGGAAGATGTTACACAACAATACAACAACGCACTTAACGCATCGCAACAGATAAATAACACACAGAATGGTACTCCACAAAACGCACAGCCTGCAC